GAGGAAGAGCGTAAACGAGCGTTAGAATTATATCTGGGTGGGAGTAACTCATTCCCTAAGATGGCTGAGATTCTCAGTGATGAGTTTGGGAGAGATATTAGTTCTAATACTCTTTACGCTTGGAAACGGAAATATGATTGGGAAGATTTAAAAGCTAGACAACAAATTGTTGTTGTTCAAAAACTTTCTGAACTGGATGATGATGAGATAGTAACTGACCAGAAAAAACAACTGGATAGTTACAAATATCTTTCGGATAAAGGACGTTCCGCTCTAGAGACATTGCAGTTTGGTGATGCGATGGAAGCAACTAGGGCTATGGACATAGGTATTCAAGGGGAGCGTAAAGTTCGTGGTGGTTTAATTAATCTTGAGTTTGTTCAGGAGTGTATGTCTATCATTCTGAACCATATTGATGATGAAGCCGTGTTAAAGAGTTTAGCTGGAGATTTTAGGAAGTTGCTAGTGAAGTATAAGGACGTATAATTTTTATTGAGGGTGTTCAATGCCTAGAACATATAGCAGAAAAACTGATAACCTAGTAACTTTTGAAGATGGGTTGAAAGAGGCTATAGATACTCTAGATAATCAAAACTCAATTAATACAGGTACATTTTGGGAATTTACACGAGATATCTGGAGTCAAGGTTACGAGCATCAAAGCTATTTCAACGCATGGCACGTTGGTGTCATATGTGAAGATGTACAAAGGGCTTTAGAAGAAAATAAACATTATGTTGGTATACTTCCAAGAGGTCATATGAAATCGACCATCTTGGGGTATGCTTTTTGTGTTTGGCGTATTTTAAATTCCCCTAAAGATATGTCTATACTTTATCTTTCTTACAGCGATGGAATGTCTCGTTATCATATCTCTGAAATGAATCGCCATATACGTGGAAATCCTCAGTTAATGGATTGGATGACTGACCGTTCTCCTAATGCTGATTATTCGTTTAGATATTTGGTTAACGGTTCTCGTGCTGAAGTTATGCATGGCGGTCTTTTTTCATTTAAACGTGGTATGCATTTGAATGGCGCACTTATTTGTGATGACCTTATGCGTGACCCTGAAAACCCTCTGAATATTTCTAGTCTCGCTAAAATTGAGGAGTGGTTTTATACTGAAACACTGTATATACCTAACAAGAATGTTCCGGTGATTGTTCTTGGTACTCCTATGTTGCCTGGAGATTTACTATTTAAACTACAGGGTGATGAACGCTTCATTTCACGAGTTCTTCCAGCACTAGACCCAATTCCCGGTAGAAGAGTCTTGATGCCAGAACTTTATACGGAAGCAGAATTATTACATCAAAAAAATATTCGTCCAAAGTCATTTGCATCTGAAATGATGCTCACTCCGTATTTGAGTACTGAGAGTTACTTGAATGATGAAGATATCAGTAATTGTGAAAATTCTTCTTTGGAATCTTTAGACCCGTATACTAAACATGAAATAGATGCTGATTTTGTTTTTGCTGGATTTGATGTAGGTAAAAAACGTCACCCATCTCATTTAGCTATTTTTAAAATTAAAAATAAAGTCATAACTGAATTGCACCAATCCTTTTTAGATAACTGGGACTATACAGACCAAATAGCACATTTGAATTTAGTTGCTGAAAATTTTGATTTAGATAGAGCTTATGTAGATAATACTAGGGGGGAGTTTGAAGAGAGGGGATTAGACAATATCTGGAACCCCTTAACATTTACTTTGAAGCAGAAACGTAAAATGGCTCAGGTTTTTGAGGAATATGTAAATTCCGGTAGGTTAGAGCTAATACAAGATGAACGACAACGTTCTCAGATAACTTGTGTGAATAATGAGTTGAAAGCACCAGAAACACCACTAGGTCATGGAGATAGTTTCTTTTCTGTTGCTATGGCCTTATTAGCATGTTATGAGCAAGAAACTTCTTCTACTTCATTGCTGGGGGATATGAATGATTTCACTCCAAAATCAAGTGATAATTCGCTTGAACCCAAGTTTGATGCAGAGTATAATGATGAGACTAATGAAGAAGTCTGCCCTGTTTGTGGCAGTCAAAATGCTTGGATAGCAAAAAAGTCTCTTTGCTTATCCTGTTATGCTGGCTCTCTTTCGTTAAAAGGAACCTCTGATTTAGAGAAACCTGATGAAGAAATGAGAAATTTCCCCTTTGGTTAATTAGCCTACCCCTACTATATTTTTGAGGTTTATGTAATGCAGAATTTGGCTTTATCTTATGAATCCCCGGTAACTTCTAATGGAATGAATATTTTAGAGAGTAGGTACTTTTTAAAGAATGCTGATGGTTCTTTAAAGGAAGGGACTCCAGATGAGTTGTTTACACGAGTAGCTTTTGCTGTTTCTAAAGCCGAAGATGAATCTGAATATTGGGGTAATCGGTATAAAGATGAACTACTTATGCCGCTTATTTTTCTTCCAAATTCTCCAGTGTTGATGAATATGGGAACAGGTGCTGGAACAGGTTCCGCATGTTATGTAGTGAACCTTGAAGACAGTATGAGCAATATCATGCAAACAGCTTATGATGCTGCCATGATAGAAAAATATGGTGGTGGGATAGGGTTTTCTCTTTCAGATATTAGACCTAAAGGATTCCCAATAACTACTACTCATGGTAAGGCATGTGGCCCCGTTGCGGTTTTGCGTATGCTCTCTGAAGTGGGTACGATGATAACTCAGGGTGGGAAACGAGATGGCGCACATATGGGGGTTCTAGAGGTTTATTCTCCTGACATTGAAGAATTTATTAGTTGTAAAACTACTGAAGGTAAAATCCATAATTTCAATATATCTGTAGGTGTAGATACGAATTTTATGGATGCTGTTAAAGAAGACGAATATTTGCATTTGACTTGGCCTATGTGTCGTGAACGTCACCCTGTAAATGACTCTGAAAATGGTATGGGTCAGTCTATGGATTGGGATACGTGTGGTAGAGTCGAAGGTAAGTTAATTAGGGCTAGAGAAGTGTTCTCTAAAATCATTCATGGAGCATGGTTAAATGGTGAGCCTGGTATGGTTTGGCTTGACCGTATGAATGCAGATAATACAACTCCAGCATTAGGGACTATAAAGGCCACAAACCCATGTGGGGAGCAACCTCTTCTATCATCTGAATCATGTAATTTGGGTAGTATAGACCTAGCTAAATTAGTGACTAATGGGGAATTTGATTTTGAACATTATAGAGAAGTCATCCAGTTAGCGACTCGCTTTTTAGATAACGTAATAGATGTAAATATTCATCCCACTAAAGAAACTTCTGAGATGAATAAAAAGACCCGAAAAATCGGGTTAGGTGTAATGGGTTTTGCAGATATGCTAATCAAGTTAGGTGTTCCTTATGATAGTGAGGAGTCAGTTGATTGGTCTATGAAATTGGGTGAGATTCTAGCCGAAGAGTCTGATAATGCATCGTGTCTTTTAGGGGAAGCTAAGGGGGATTTTCCTGCATTTGATGAAAGTCCCTTAAATATTAAAAATGGTGGGGAGTGGAAACACATGCGTAATGCATGGCGTAGGTCTATTGCACCTACTGGAACCATTTCCATGATTGCAAATTGTTCTTCGGGAATTGAGCCACTATTTGATTTGGCATTTAAAAAACACAATATGTCTGCTGCCCTTGAAGGGGTTGAGCTTTACTATATTCACGAAGATTTGAAGACTCGTGTTTCCCATCTATTTGATAATAATGGAAACTCTATAGAGAAATATATCTCTGAGGGTCATGACGTTAAAGATTTGCTTTCCGATTCTCATGAGAGAAGTTTATTTGTTACGTCTGGTGAAGTGGGTTATTCATGGCATATTCGTATTCAAGCCATGTGGCAGAATTTTATTGATTCTGGTGTAAGTAAAACTATTAACCTACCTAATAGTGCTACAGAGCAAGATGTTTGGGATGCTTACATGATGGCTGGTGATTTAAAGTGTAAGGGAATCACTGTTTATCGTGCAGGGAGTCGAGAACGAGAAGTATTAGTTTCGTCTATTGGGGATACTGGTTCTTCTACTAGTGGTAGTAGTGCTGTATTAGTTCGACCTGAATCAGTGCAAGGAGTCACCTCTAGGATTACCACTGGTCACGGTAAACTTTTCATGACATTGAATTCTAATGATGGTGTACCATTTGAGGTATTTTCTCAGATAGGTAAATCTGGTCAGTGTGATTCAGCTTATTTAGAAGCTATTTCACGGCTTGTTTCTTTATGCCTGAGAAATAATATTATGCCTGAGACAATACATCAACAATTGAATGGCATTGTTTGTTGCCCTGTATGGAGCGAAGGAACTCAAGTTCATTCTGTTCCTGATGCTATTGCGTTAGGTCTTAAAACACATTTTATTGAGGGTCATGATGGCGCGTCTACTTCTTTAAATAGTGGTCTGGGGTTGGGTAGTACATGCCCAGAATGTGGTAGCACCACTGTATTCTCTGAGGGTTGTGTAACGTGTAATTCTTGTGGATGGTCTAAGTGTGGCTAGTTTTTTTTCTATATGGTAAAATTTAATTCACTACAGTAAAGGATAGGTTAGTAATAATGTCGATGTTAGGAAGCTCGTTACGTCAATTTGAGAAGCAGTATGTTTGTTCTAGGGATGATAAAGGCACTTGGAGAATAGTAGACCTGTGGCATAAAGAATTAGAGGGTGTGAATCTAGAAGATGATATTCCTGATACTCATCCAGCAATTAAGATTTTAACTGAGGGGGAATTTCTATCTTTGATAGATGAATCT